TTTATCAGGTTCCGAAGGAACCAAGCAAAGGAACAAAGGGAAAAAGAAAGAAAAGATACAAAAAGGAAGAGAAGTATATAGAGAATAGCGTAGAGGGGGGGTGAGGTTGAGGTTGCTTGAAGGTTGCTTGAAGTGAAGGTAAATTGACTTTGTTGTAATGAAATCAATAAGTTAGATAGAGTTAAGGTAAAGACCTGAAGGTTAGGCGCTGAGGAGGTTGTCCTGAGACCTAGGTTAGAGGCGAAGAGGAGGCAAATGGAAATCTTCAATGATTTCGTAGCAAGCCCCTCGAAGGTAAGCAAAGGAGACTCCTCAGGGGGTTAGGATATGAAGCCCCCTCGCGCACGCACACGTGCGTGCATGCGCGCGTACGCGCGTAGCACATACCGTGCCAACTGGTTGCTACCTGCGGACGCAAAGGAGGCCCTCGAAGGTGTGCCTAACCTATTTCACTTCCTAGTGAAGAACCCTCTTGACGAAGAACCCTCCTTCGGGTTAAAACGGATGAAGCGGATTCGACCCGCTTGAGGAGTTACAATGAGTGTAGATGTAGTACAAGGGCTCTCCCTCAGTGTTATCGAAAACTTCGTCCCTCGGGACAATGAGGAGCTTGTACTCACCTACGGGTCCTATGTCTCGAAGCTCGTGATGAGACATAACCGAGTCCTGTCTAACTACAAGGACTTGGTTCAGCATATTTGGCTTAAGCTCTTCGAGGCCGACCTACTGGGGAAGTACTCTAGGTCTTTGGGTTATCTACCCAAGACCTTATCGGCGAGACAAGCTTGTAGCTACCTAAGCCTACCTTGGCCAGACTTTAGGAAACGGGTTCATGAGGGAGTCTCCTCTGAGTTGAAGTATAACCGAGTGCATGCCCGGGATAACGGACAGTGCCATCGCTGCAAGGTCAACGCCGTTCAGGTGACGGAGAGCCTTAGACTTCTTCGTGCCTCTGACCCAGAAGGCTACCCAGCGGCCGTATCCAAAGTGTGCGCTCGTTTGAGTTTGGAGAGCCTACCGGATAGGCTCTGGGCCGTAGAGGAGTCCGGCGAACAGGAAGCTACTACGTGCCTCTTCTGCGCTCGTAAACTCAAAGTGTCCGGTATATCGTACAAGTGGTACCCAACGCCACAGAAAGGGCACTGGGCGCATCCCTTGGCCTCCTACAGCCGTGAGGACATAGAACGCCTTCGGTTGGTCTTGGAAACGGAGGTAGACCGGCCGATAGACTTGGAGGCGGACCCATCGTCGGTTCTCTCGAAGAGTTTGTTCAAGCAGTACCTCGCGAGGGCCGTACACAACTCCTACGCCAACTGGTGCCGCACCCGAGCGCGTAGGTACCAAGAGACGTACAAAGGATACGACGAGACTACGGGTAAGCATTGGGAGGATACTCTTGGGGATACCTTCGGAGTGTCCCCTGAGGTTATGTGTGACTTGAACACTTCGGTCAGATACTTGGCGGGCGGTAGCTCGGCGGGAGCAGAAGAAGTGCTTCGGCTTCTTGAGGCGGGTAAGTCGGTACAGGATATAGCTAAGCGGCGAGGGGTCCGATTGAAGGCCCTTAGGGCCTAGACGATAGTCCTCTTATCCTAAGTCCTTGGTTGATGACGCCTCACAATATTCGAGTAGCCAACCTGTTCTTCCAACTTCGAGTTGGGTCCGATGCTAACCTCTTCGGTAGGATGATCTACGGTTTGTTCCACATGTGGGGCGTTACGGAACTTCCGCCTCTTCAGAACCCACCGAAGAACCTGACCCAGATCTCTAAAGTACCTAGGGGGTACGGCTTAGACTTTGGTAGACAGGTTTACGGCATGTTGTTGTCCAAAGTCAAGGACAAGGACAAGGTCGAAGAGGTGTTGTCCGATTTCTTGACCTCCAAGATCATGGACAAGCAGCATAAGCTGGCCGACAAGTTTAAGGGTAAGACTTTAGACGAGGCTAGGAAAATTGTCATGGTTGCGCTCAAGAACTTCCTGGTTGATTCCTATCGAGCGAAGTCTCGGAACAAAGAGGACCTTGATTTGGTAAACGATGCGGGGGAGTTCTTGGATACGCCAGCGGGCGCTGACTCGTTGGACGACATCCTTCCTCCTGGGGAGTTGAACCAAGTAGTGCAAGAGGTGCAGAGGCTCCTTAAGCCGAAGAACCCTGACATCGCACGGGACATTCCGCTTTACTTCGACTTCCTCATGGACGGCACTCCTGACTCGAAGATCATAAACAACAAAATGTTGCCTTTCCTGCAAGATCGCCCTATGAGCCCTCAAGCCTGGTCGAAAGGGTACAAAGACGTAATCAAAAAAGTGCTTGACAACCATTTGACTAGACAGGCCACGGTTGGACATGAGACCCTTCAGAGGGTTGCGAGTTTGGTAGCGTCCACCAAAGGTGTAAAAGTGGCTATTCAAGAAAGTACAATGAAGCTCCTGGGTTACGAAGCCCAGTTGGAGACCCTTCAGTCTAGCTTCACTGGGTACGCAGCGGAGAAGATGTACGAGCATATTCAGTCGGCCCATCGCTCTTTGAGCAACAGCCCGAAGTTCGAGAACGTTATGGGTTTCGAGAACTGGGACTACGGCTCGCCACGGCAGCAAGGCGACGTTTGGTCATGCCGCGTCTGGCTCAAGAGCGGGTCCCTGATTCAGATGGCGAACGGGGAATCTCAGGGTAACCTACTTCTCAAAATCAAGTTCGGCTCGACGGTTCAAGTAGATCTGGAAATGGATAACCGAGAGACCCTTTTCTCAAAGGCCTTCTCCGCCACGGCGGCGTCGCCAAGTACCGTGGGTACTTACTGCGCGGACGCTTGGGTCAAGGCTTTGACCGGTCGAAGCTGATTTAGTTGTACTAAACGAAAGGTAGCTTAATGTCAGTTGCGCGTATCTCGACAGAGATCGAGATGAGTCAAGACCTACTTCTGGCTCTAACCGGGCCAAATGAAAGTCACCTTAAGTTACTGGAAAACGCATTCCGGATAAGGGCTAGCCTTAGAGGCCTCTCTATTCATTTGTCGGGTACAGCAGAGGACGTGGCGCTCGCAGAACGTACGATCTCAGACCTTCTGGAAATGATTAATCAAGGCAGTGACTTGACCTCTAACGAGGTCAAACGCGTTGCAGGTAATATGAAACGCAAGCCCGAAGCTAAGCCTTCTAGAGGCGGCCCTAGGGGTTCCGTGAAGCTAGGTAACGGACGTAAGGCCATTATCCCTAAGGGCCAGGTTCAGCAAGAGTACATTGCAAACATACAGACGCATGACGTGACCTTCGGAATAGGCCCCGCCGGTACAGGTAAGTCCTACTTAGCGGTAGCAGCCGCCTGTTCTGCACTGTTGAACAACCAGGTCAAGAAGATTGTCCTCACGCGCCCAGCGGTAGAGGCAGGTGAGAAGCTAGGTTTCCTTCCAGGCGGGCTTCAAGAGAAGGTTGATCCTTATCTTCGCCCCTTGTATGATGCACTAGGGGAAATGGTGGAACGGGAGAAGTTCGAGCAGATGGTACAAGGTGGGATAATAGAGGTGGCTCCCCTAGCCTTCATGCGCGGAAGGACGATCACCAATAGTTTCATCATCTTAGACGAGGCTCAGAACACTACAGCGGACCAAATGAAGATGTTCTTGACGCGCCTGGGTCCAGGGTCCAAGGCAGTCATTACGGGGGACGTCACCCAGATCGATTTGCCTCACAACCAGCGTTCTGGGCTAGCGGATGCGTTAGGGCTCCTCAAGAACGTTGAAGGGATATCATTCAACTTCTTCTCAGACGCGGACGTAGTTCGCCATCCTATGGTCCAACGCATCGTTAGGGCCTATGAGGCACGGGCTGATGCGGTAGCGGCGAAGAGGCATGCACAGGAGACCCGGGACTTCGGTGTAAATGAGACATGACTTTCGTTGCGTTCTTCGTCTCGGTCTTTAATTGGTTGACTTGCATGGGATTGGACATCATGAGGCATCCGATCTTCTAGTCTCCGGTGTAGAAGACTGCATGAGATTGCCGCTCAATGAAATCGTCCATGGGGATTGCCTTGAAGTCCTTCGCACCTTGCCGGATGAGTCAGTCTCCGCAGTGGTCTGCGACCCACCATACGGTTTAGGTCAACGCGAACCTAAGCCGGAGGATCTGCTGGCGTACCTCAACGGGGCGGAGCTGAAAACCGGGGATTTCATGAATAAACCATGGGATTTACCTCCCGTGGCAGTCTGGAAGGAGTGCTTCCGAGTACTCAAGCCAGGCGGGTACCTCTTGGCCTTCGCAGGCACACGCACGCAAGATCTCATGTCCATGGGAATCCGCATGGCCGGGTTTGAGAACCGCGATACCATCGCCGCGCAGTTCGGCCCAAGCGTACTTCAGTGGAAGTATGGGAGTGGGTTCCCAAAGTCCCACAATGTAGGTGCAAAGATTGACAAAAGGCTTGGTTTGGAACGTGAGGTCATTGGTACAAAACGCGGAGTGGGTGGGGAAAACCTAAACGACATCGTCAATGGGCGCGAGATAAGACAAACCACCGATGATGGTGGGAAAGGGGTTGGAGCCTACGGCGTTGGAGCGAAACAAGTTGCGATCGATGTTCCGGTTACGGCTCCTGCTAGCGAGGAAGCTAAGAAGTGGGAGGGATGGGGGAATAACCTCAAGCCAAGTTGGGAGCCCATCTTCATGTTTCGAAAACCTGTATCGGAGAAAACCCTTGTTGATCAGGTTCTCGCGACGGGTACGGGGGCGATCAACATCGATGGTTGTCGTATTGGTGGCACCGATTCTGTTACAACTCATAGTCGAGGGTCAAATAGTGCCCACCCTAGCCACCCTACCTCCAAAACTGTGGAAGAGACTGGTAGAGTTACAGCCCAAAACACAAACCTTGATACTCACTCGGAGCGCTCAGGCAGGTGGCCAGCTAATACATTATTCGTTCACGGCTCTGAATGCCGGGTAGTAGGTTCCAAGAAAGTCAAGGCGCCCATCATCAACCGCTTCGAGGATGGCATGAAGCCCTTCGGAGACGGCGCCGGTCATGGCTTCACGAGCACTCAGACAGGAGACGAAAACGGGGAAGAAGAGATCCCGCTCTACGAGTGCATGGAAGGTTGCCCAGTCAAGGCATTGGACAATCAGAGCGGCACGTTGAAGAGTGGTGCGGGGGATAAAGGTAATAAGTCCGGTAGTATGGGGTATGGAGGTGGGGTAGCTTTCAAATCAAAAGAGTACATGGCGGACTCCGGAGGAGCCTCCCGCTTCTTTGCACAGTTCGAGCCCGACGCTCCGTTCATCTATTGTGCCAAGGCCTCGGTAGCTGAGAAGAAGATCGGCAAGGAGCTTGAGCAACACCCCACGGTAAAGCCCGTAACCCTCATGCAGTATCTTGTACGACTTGTCACACCTAAGGGCGGCGTAGTATTAGACCCATACTCCGGTTCCGGTACGACATGCGTGGCTGCGGTGCTTGAAGGTGTCAATTTCGTGGGTATCGAAAAGCATGAGCCTTATGTGGAGCGAGGCAGGATTCGGGTTGAGATGGCTCGAAGGGGCGAGTTCAGCAAGTCAACCAAAAAGACCGAACCAAAGAAAAAGAAGGCAAAGGTAGCAGCTACGGAGACCCTCAAAGACGCCGTTGAGCCGGAAGTCAGCCTTATTGACCTAGCCTTAAACGGAGATGAGCAGTTTTCTGGTTGACCTCTCCTGGATTTTCGGGTTACGCTCCAAATCGAAATGATTCGCGAAGCCATTATAGCGCCTCAAACCGAGGGTAAGGGACGCTCCTTTACTGCAATGTGTCTTGCTAGCATAGAGGCAGACTTATTGTGGTCTGGCGGACAAACGGATACGGATGAGCAAAGGCCGGTATGGGCAATGTTCGCTGGCTCCGAACAGGAAATGCGACCATTTGTAGCTAACTTGAAGACGGGTCGCAAATGCGAGCTGTCCCGTTCCGGCTATTACAGCCGGAAGACTGATAAGATGGCCTTCCTTCGTTCGGCGGGTTATTCCGTCACTTGGCAAAGAGAAACCGAAGGCTCGATTGCCACGATATTCCTACCTGACTTATTTCAAATGGATCCAGGAATGGTTGACCCAGAAGGGTCAGCTTTTGTGACCCTTCCTACAAAAGAATGGTCAGTGAACCAAAAGATCGATGTCAATCCTTTGGTTCAACATGCTAAAAGGTTCGTGGATTCGTATCGGGGGGTTCCTACACTAACCGATGATGAGCTAGCGGAAATGGTCCCTATTTCCTTCTTGTTCGCGTCCTATTTGGACCGCAGGACGCGTTGTCCTATCCCAGCCGATGAACGTTTCTACTTGCAGCTCATGCTAGCCTGTCTAAAGGAAGGCTTGGCGTCCTTAGCAGACACACGGAGTCATTCTCGTGAGTTTGGGGTGCATAATTACTTCAACTTTAGTGCCTTAGGGTTAGAAGACCTTGGGTTTGTGAGACCTATAGCTTTTAGAGCGGAGCACGCGAGCATCGAACGAGTACTAGCGGAGCAAGTTGCTAGCTTCTTCGCGGCGGTTAAAGACTAAGAGAAAAGACCTTGCAGAATACATGGCTCGTCAGTTAGACTTTGAAACGTAGCTCGAAAGAGGAGGTTCGTCATCGCACGCCCAGAAAGTATCGCCGTCGGGGGGTACTACCCCACATTTCCTCACCTACTTCCGCGTATTGCGGGTCTATTCGATGTACCTGAATCGTCCTACGATTGTAAGGTCACGTACATGGACCCGTGTGCAGGCGAGGCGGAAGCGATAAAGGCTCTCGCGGGCGAGAATCAAATCTACGCTTGTGAGATGGAAGCTACGCGCTACGCCAAAGCTAAAGAAGCTCTTGGTTGGCCAAGCGAGAAGAATCTAGTTCACGGGGACGCTTTTCGAGTCTCCTTCTCAAAGGGCGGAAAGGACGGTATTTCCGTCCTGTTCCTTAATCCGCCCTACGATACGGATCCGATTCACGGACGCCTTGAGCAGCGCTTCCTGGAGCGTTTTACGCCCGTCTTGATGGACGGCGGCTACCTGATCTTCCTGGTTCCGTTTTACGCCCTTAAGGCTTCGGCTAACCTACTGGCTCAGGAATATGACAGTCTAACCTGCTTTCGATTCCCTGAGGAAGACTTCAAGATCTTCAAGCAGGTTCTTCTTATCGCGAGAAAGGGCGCAACGCTCTTTGAGCCAGACCCACAGCTCGTGGGTCAAGTCATGGCTTGGTCAGCCGATGCCTCGTCTATATTAGAGCTTCCGGTTTCGGAGACTAGACAGTTTAAGGTACCTTCTTCGAAGTCCTACCATGAAGGGCTAGAGGAATGGAGACTTCGCCCGATCGATATGAAGACCCTTCTGGGGAAGCTACGCCCGTGGTACCAGAGTACGCGAGGGGGCGCCCTAGTGCCCGTTCCCGGCGTTATCCCGGACCTACCGGTACAAGAGCTTCTACTTCGAACCTATCCCGTAGCTACGCCTCCTAGGCCCGCCCATATTGCGGCGGGTATCGCCTCGGGGCTCTTCAACGGCGCTCGAATTGAACCTACGGACCCTGCTTCTACACTTCCTCCTCTACTAGTCAAGGGCGTTTTCGATCGAGAGTATCGCACGGTTGAGGAGAAAAGGAACAAGGCGGGCGAAGTCAAGTCCGTGGTCCAGGTTCAGCAACCAAAGTTGGTAACGACGGTTCTGGATCTTGATACTCACAAGTATCATACTTTACGCACGGGTTCGGATGAGTCTCGCAAGGTCGAAGTATCGTCCATGGGCGTGGCAGACCTTCTCAAGCATTATGGGCAAAGCTTGATGGAGGTAATGGAACGCCAATGTCCCATCATGTATGACCCACGTAGGGATGCTCCTAAAGTAGAGCTAGCGTCGTCCTCTCGTAAAATGTTCACGGCTCAAGCGCACGCTACGAAGGCAATCGTCCAACTCCTCGGCGGGGTAGATTGCTCGAAAGCAGGTAGGAAAGGGAAGGCAGCTATCCTACTGGGGGAAATCGGATCGGGCAAGTGTCTCGGATTAGGTACTTTAGTCATGAAGTACGATGGTAGGGCTATCCCTGTAGAGAAGGTCCAGACTGGAGACCTTCTTATGGGCCCCGACAGTTTACCTCGTAAGGTTCTAGGTACCACGCGAGGAGTAGGCCCTTTGTTTCGTATAATCCCTACAAAAGGAGACCCTTGGGAGTGCAATGATGCACATATACTCACTTTAGTTCACACTATGAGTGACGATATATTTGACATTCCTCTACAGGAGTACATATCCACACGCCGCCTCCGGAGGAAACTGTCTAAAGGTGGACGTCTTACACACCCGAAAGAAGAGTTTAAACAGTTTACTCCTGAGGCAGGTATAAACTTCTCTCCTACCTTTCCTCCAAAGTTAGATCCATACTTTTTAGGTTTGTGGTATGGTGACGGCACTAAAGAAGTAACCAACTGCGGTTTAGCGGGTGTTTCAGTCACCACGGGAGACTCAGAGATTGTGTCGTATCTTGAGTCTTTTGCGGAATCTTATGGGCTTTGGTTAAATATTGATTGTGAGAGAGAGGGGTGTGCGACCTACCGTATCACTACTGGTTGTACTGGAGGTAAGCCCAACCCAGTATTGGACTTACTCCGAGAAGCATATAGAGATGGGATATACTTACCTCCCGAAGTGCTCTACGGGAGTAGGGAAGTAAGAGAAGCCTTTTTAGCAGGATTTTTTGACTCAGACGGTAGTTTAAGTAATGGGGTTTACGACTTCATACAAAAACGTAGACCATGGTCAGATGGTGTGTGTTTTGTAGCTAGGTCTTTAGGCTTCAGGGCTGTGATGACACCAGAGTACAAATCCTCTCGTAGAGGGGAAAAAGGTGACCTTTACTGGCGCGTATGCTTGAGTGGAGACTTCAGTACATTGCCTCTGTTACTTCCTCGTAAAAAAGCTACCCCTAGGGCAACACAAAGACGAAACCGCAAACTAGATGTGGAATCAGGGTACAGAAGAATGCCTCATGTAACCCGGAATGGTATAAAGGTCGAACCACTCGGTGAAGGTTATTATGCTGGGTTTGAATTAGACGGTGATGGCCGTTTCCTTCTGGGGGATTTCACAGTTACTCATAACACTAGCTGCGCCTTAGTGACCGCGAAAACGATCAAATCCACTCGTCCATTAGTTATGTGCCCTCCCCACCTTCTTGAGTCCTGGACGAACGAGATCAAGGTAGTTGCCCCTGAGGCTGAGGTTCGCATTCTTCAGACGGTGGGAGACTTGGATTCCCTCTCTAAAGATAAGTCCGACCGTATGGTCATTTCGGTGCTCTCGCGAGAGACAGCCAAGCTCGGGCATGCTTGGGTTGGAGCGGGCCCCGTTTGCCCTAAGTGCGGTAGCGAGACGCCTAGCGTAGACATGGCGAAGAAGCGCTCACGTTGTGAGGAAAAGACACTTCTCGCTTCCAACCTATTCGCTCGTCAATGCATGGGTTATGCCAGGACTATCTCGAAGTACAACCCTAAGTCGTCGGCGGTAGCACAACTACTTCGCAGTAGGCATGAACGACTTCGGGTGGCTCATTACACGAGCCTTCACTCAAGCGAGGGGGAGACCAAGTTCCATGGCTTCCAGAAGGGTACACTAGATTACGTTATCGAAGCGGCCTTGTTGGATACGGAACATGTAGAAGCGGCGCAACAGGCTATCGTCATGGCTCTCGCCCTCGCAGGTACGGACGATCAGATTGAGAGAGTAGCCCGTAAGTACCTAGACGCAGAAACCTACTCCTCCCATGATTCGTTTGGGCGCAACATACTCTTCCTACTTGAGCCCGGTAGCGAGCGTCAAACCCAGCTCGTTGAGCAGTACGCGGACAAGACTAACCTGTCCTACTGGAATCCGTGGACGGCTTTCAAGGAGAAGGTCAAGAAGGCCGTGGACGGGGATGAAGCGGAAGCGACCGTCGCCAACCTGCCCGTTAAGTGGATGGGCGGGGAGCTTACGGTCGGAGAACAGGGTCGTAACAGCATTGGGCTGGCCACGCGTTTGATTCATCCGATGACCAAGCTGGCTCGGTTCAGGTTCACAAAAGAGTGCGGTGAGATACTCTTCCAGGCGGTACCGGAACCGAGGCGCGTTGCGCTCGCCCAACACATCGCCAAACGCCACCCTAAACTGTTTGACCTAATCGTATTAGATGAGGGTCACGAGTATAGCTCAGATAACTCAGCTCAGGGGGTATCGGCTCATCGGTTGACGGCGCTGGGTATCCCTACGATCCTTCAGACGGGTACCATCATGAATGGTTACGCTGAGAGTCTATTCGCGAACATGTGGGCTTTGTCTCCCAAGTTCCGTGAGGAATTCAGCCGTGACGATAAACAGCGCTTCATTGATCGCTACGGGTATCGTAAGCGCGTCCTGGAAGAGCGAGACAAGCAGACAGGAGAAGTTGTCGAGTTCGGTTCGATGTCCGATCGCGTGACTCGATCCGAGCGCGTAGTGGGTAACGCCCCTGGGCTCCTGCCTCTTTTCCTGCTTCGCCACCTACTCACTATCTCGGTCACCTTGCACAAGACCGACTTGGCTATCGACCTGCCTCCGTGTAGACAAGAGGTGTGCCACGTTCAGCCTTCGGCGGATCAGGCCAAAAACTACACTAGGTTACAGCAGGATTTGATCGCGGCCATCAAGAAGGATCGCTTTGACGAAGAGAAGGCGGGCAAGCTCTTTGGGCAGCTTGCGGAGCTTCCGAGCTACCTAGACCGGGCGACAAGCGACACTGGCAACACGGATGGGGGAGTGTTCGAGATTCGCTATCCTGAGTCCGTGGGGGGTGGTCTGGTATCGGCTGCAACCCCGTTATCTAAGTCGGAGCTGCTTCCTAAGGAGCAGTGGTTGATCGACAAGATCACAAGCGAGCTTGCCGAGGGGCGCAATGTGATGGTCTTCTCCTGGCACGTGAACCTGCTCGCGCGATACTCGCGTATCATTTCGGAGCGGTTGGGGGAGACTGTCCCGATCCTGTACGCGGATAAGGTGGCGACGGGTAAGCGTCAGTCGTGGATCGAAAAGGAGGTAGTCAAGAAGAAACGCCGCATCTTGGTTACGAATCCAGTGTGTATACAGACGGGCTTGAACAATTTGGTTCACTTCGCCACCGAAATCTGGATGGAGAATCCTGGGGTGAACCCCGTAATCTTCAGGCAGGCTATCGGCCGCGTAGACCGAATCGGGCAGAAGAAGGAGACTCGAATCTTCAGCCCAGTGTACGCCAACACTCTTCAGGTGCAGATGTATGATCTTCTCTTGAAGAAGGTCGCGGTCTCTGTATCCACGGATGGATTGGACCCTTCTAGTGCGTTGCAAGCGGCAGGTGTAGGTGAGGAGGACTACCTTGCGGGATTGAGCATCGGTAAGCAACTTTGGGCTATGCTTACGGACGGGGGTAATGGTAGTCTTTCTGCATGAGGGAGTATGGCATCTAGAAAAAAGAAACCCGTAGCGGTACCTGAGCCAGCTAAGCCGAAGCCCAAGAAGTACTGGGTGGAGGTATTAGACGACGACTATCAGGTCATCGATAGTATTACCGTCCCCTGGAATGCTCCGGTTATGGTCGGTGGCTCTGAGTTGAAGCTCATCTCGGATTGTGAGGACTGGGAGGATCTCCAACTTTTCTACACGGGTAAGTGGTCGAATATTGGTATCCTACCCCCTCAAAAACGCTATACCGTACGGTTAGAGTATACAGTTACATGCGAGTCCCCTGACTCGGAAGAGGAGGTACTAGCCCGCTACCGGTCATATGGTAATAGTGCTAAAGCCACCCTCGTGGGGGTTGAAGACCTTTCTCTGACCGACGATTAATGCTTTTATACTCCGGTAGGGTATGTCCGACCTGACCTCCATCCTCCGTGTAGCTACTAGGCAAGCTGCCGAAATCATTGATATACCCCAAGTGATAGGCACTTGGGAGGATCTGATTCAGGCCTTTGCCAGGGGGATAGAGTCCCGCCTTCCTGAGATAGACGAGTACTTTAGAGTGGAAAGTCTGCCATACCCTGAGCGGGCTGCTTTGCAGGGCACCCCGGCTTGGCAGACTTACCTGGATGCCAGGAAAATGTACTTCATCTCCATCATCTTCCCTGAGGATTCCTTCGACAAGATGCGAAGAATGGGGGGCGGCTACCTCTTCTTGGCCTTGCTTCAGAAGTACGAAATCGGTCCCGCTCTTCGCCGAAAGGTTGAGGCGGCGGCCAAGTTCTGGTCCAAGACCCGGATGCAGAAAGCCAAGAAAGGTCAAGAAGTCGAGACCTTCAAGAAGACCATGAACACGTATCGGGAGCACTTGGCTTTGGCCAAGACGGTCATGTCTCAATCGGTTGACCGCTCTACTGCAACCCCTGACCAAGTCAAGACATGGACGGCCGGACCATTCCGCTTGCTCAACACGGGTGGCTTCGATGACAAGACCATGGAGGAATGCTCCATGGTCTTGGAGAAGGCCGTCCAACTCATGAAGTCCAAGGGCATTACGAAGCCTCTTTACGGCGACATCATGATCTCGAAGACGGTGGATCGAAAGACAAGCATCCTGGCCTTCTATCTGCCATCCAAGGACGAGATGTTCGTTAGGGCCAACTTGAAGAATTTCAAGGCCGAGGCTGTGAAGACGGTCATTCACGAGTTGGCACACCGGCTGCAAACCAAGTTCATGAGCGGTAAGCAGAGTGAAGTCAACGCCATGTACCGCACAATCGCCAGCAAATCCCGAGATAGAGACAGGGAAAAGCTCAAGGCCTTACTGGGGAACCCGGAGCTAATGCCCAAGCCAGGAGACACGCTGGAGGATGGGGGGAAGCTGTTCCAGGTAGAACGGGTGGTTTACGACACAGTTATCCTGCATCTTGTGGAGGAGCCTCGGGCGAAGGCCAAGATCAACATCTTGGCCTATGCGAGGAAGAAGGGGATCAACATAGAAACCCCCAACAACAGCGGCTTCGTCACCAACTATGCAGCTACGAATGCCGACGAAAACTTCGCGGAGATGGTGTCGTACTACTGCGTGGGAGAGCTAGCTCAGGATCAAGTAGAGCTTCTAGAGAAGCTTCTAGGCTGATTCGGCAGCATTCTGCTTCTCCCAGAAGTCGTCCCAGTCCTCCGGCTTGATGCCTTTGATGACCCCTGAGTGAACCAAGGTGGCCGCTAACCCATAGGCCCCGTTGGTGATGAAGCCATGGTTCACTTTGCGTTTCATTTGGCCGTTGGCTATCATACATGTCTCTACATAATGCAACAGCTCGTGTATCAGGATCACGAGCTGTTGTTCTCGGGTCTGACCGGGGGCAATCTTTAGGGTCCAAGTTTCTGGGTTCCAGGTACCCAAGGCCCCTGGGCTATCGAGTTCGGTGACAAGGATTGAGACCTCGTCGCTATCGTCCCCTAGAGGCCTGAATGAGGAGTCCTTTAACCATGGTTTGGTGCGCATCAATGTAGATTACACCAAACCGTGGACAAAAGGCCCACGGTTTTTTACTCAACTACTCCAGATTTTACGGTCAACCACGACTTCAATAAGACCTCTGATCTCGTCGGTTAGATCGGTACGCCAGCCCATGCTGTGGCCTCCGATATTGTTCCGGCCCCAGTCGTCCCCGTCCGCGCTATTACCTTGGATGAACCAAACGTGGCGTTCTCCGGGCTCTACTACAACGGAGTTCCCGCCACCGTAACCAGACGCAGATATCTCAAAACGCTCCCCTTGAGGTGGGTTCAAGAAACCTTGAGCGGGAGGGTCTACGAAGTTGGGCCCTGTGCAAATTATTTTCCTTAGATTGGCGAGAGCCAGCGAGCGTGATCGCCCCTTTTCAGCGACGGCTTTAGCCATTGCTATGTTGGACTCACACACAGACCTATCTCGGTGCTCGACGTAGTAGGTCATCTTCTCTTCGTCGTCATCAAAGTACCCATGGAGAGTACCTTCTCCTACTTCAACCCAACCGCGACATTTGTTACAATGCCCTGGCTTCCGGTTCGTACGGCCCTTTTCAGGCACCTGCTCAGGTTTTCTTTCCGTTGGGGTCACGGTCTTGTCTTCAGAAGGCCCCTCTTGCAACTTCTTCTCTTCAATAACCTCTTGCTCGTCCATACCTTCGATGAAGTGTTTGACGTCGGAGTCTGAGAGGTTGTAGGTAGACGCACGCCATGCGTCGCTACCGGCCTTGGCTTCGGACAGGTACTGATCAATGAGCTTCTTCACTGACAAGTTATAACCGGTCATCTTTAGTGTGGCGATACCCCCGTCCGCGACGTAAAGCGTAGTTTTACAGTTAGGCCACACACGGGGTTTACTCCCGATACGGTCTTCAATCAAGGCGGCTCGTACTGCACGTTGCTTCGAGACCTTCTCAAGTTCTTTGAACAAATCCCGTGCTTTAGCTTCCGGTACTTTGCTTAGGTCCAACTCCCAGTAGCGGTTTTCCCACTTACCTCCATGGCTCTTGATCAAGTCTCTGATCGGGTAGGTATCGCCACCGATGTGTAGGATGAAAAAGTAAGGGTTATTGATTTGAACCTGGATAGCGTAAAGCTTCGTTTTTTCTAGGTCTTTAGCCAGTTCTTTCCAAGCTTCCCTTTGGGCCTCTTTCGACTCCTGTGTTACAGGAGCTTCGACGCCCTTGCCTCCTCGAATAAGAGTTTCGATGTTTTTACGTTTGGCTGGCGTAAGCTTACTTACATCAATCCACCAAGCCTTTGTGGCGCCGTCGTAACTGAATCCTCTGGTTTTCAGTTTAGGGTAGACGTCCTTCATCTCGTTGTAAGGGCCCGTGACGATAAGCTTTCCACGGTCTTCTTTAAGGCTGATTGACATGTCGGTACCTTTCAGTCGTCGATGTCGTCTTCGTTGGAAGCCACCACTACCTTAGCCGCCGCTGAGTTCAACGCTTTGGCTGCGCTCATGATGTCACTATTGCTCATGTTTGGCTTGAGCTTGACCTTGCTGTAAACGCGCCCATCTCGGTCTTTGGTAACTAGATGCCCGTCACGCAACGCTTCCAAGCTGTAAATCTTAGGGGAGTGCTGCATAGGCACCTTCACTTTCTTGATTACGCGCCCACCCAATCCTTGCTCCCATCCGCTACGCAGAAGGATTTGCGTGATTGCGAGCTGGGTATCGTGGGTGTCCATTGCGGGAGGAGCAATGCTAAATGCTTGCAAAGCAAGCGAGGCAACTCGTAGAATTGAGGGGTTCATACAACCTCACTAACTTTGGGCTGGTTAAAAACACGTAGATTCACCATGCAGGTCACCTGTCATCGTTAGTGAATGGATCCTTATGTAACTTCTTGATTACACGCTTCTTCAGCTCGGCCCGTTCTTTCGGCTTCTGTCTGTAGTAGGCAAGTGTACCATCTAGGGAGAAGTGTACTTTCTCTTCTGAGAAAGTGTCATAGTATCCGCCATAGGTGGTGGCACAAGGGAGCGGGCGAACCTAGAGGCAACGCGTAAAATACTATCTGATGAAAGGCGCATAACTGGTTTTCCATACAGGCCCGATAAGGAAAGAGCCCGTTGCATTCGGAAATTGGCGGTAGGGGTGAGCTTCTCCGGTGCGGACATAAAGACAACAAATGTCTCGGCGAAGTCCTCGTACTTGTCCACTTTCCCGTACTCGGTGACGATCTCCAGTGGGTCTAGCTGCTCTTTCCGCTTGTTGTTTGGACCTCGGGGCGTTCTAGGGTCGGCGAGGCTGGGTAGGTCTCCCCAAGGCTCGTTCCAAGCCTCCTCGGCCTCGCCTCGAATGTAGTTGCGGTGGACGTAATGCCCGAACTCGTGGAGGATTGTCTCGTTGATGAAGTCGTCAAGGATGCGCGCTGAGCCTTTGGTGATTTCCTCAACGGAGATCACCATCTCTCGTGTGCCATTGTGAAAGTAGGCAGTCGCGTTGGCATCATTGACGAGGACGACCCGAGAGATGCCATCCTCGATCAGGTTTACAACCCCTCGCTTCTTGAAGAGAGCTTTGAGGTAGTCGAGTCCTTGAAGAACTTTCCGACACAACTCCTCACTAAAGCGCTGCTCATTCACTACCTTGAACCCTTGGTAAGTGAAGGATTCCGAAGCGGAGCTATTCAAAGCCCTTTGTACCGCTGCTTTGTAGCCCTCAATACCCGCTAGCAGTGCGGCGGGCTCAGCGTTTTTATCTTGTGAGAGTCGGTAGATAGTACGAGCGGACTCAAGGAAGTCTGCGTAGCGCTCTTTTGTTAAACACTTGTCAACCCAGATATTGATGTCAACTAGCTTGCGGATCGCTGTAACAGCCTTCCTCAACACTACTGGGTCGTTGGGCTTTTTCTCCACAGTGGCAAAAGTGGAATTGAATTTGTGCAAAGCCTGCACAGCTTTTCCCCAAAAGTTGTCGGAATCTTGCGCAACCTTTACCATGTGAAATCCCCTTCGCCTTTCTTCATGCGGAGTTTGTGTAGTATCATTGGGCCATGGGCGAAGTGGGCGAAGACTCCGCCCGCCCATCTTTTTCTATCATAGTCGGAAAGGTTACGCAAGGCCCTTTCGCGACGCATTCTAATGTTGAACTCGGCTGCATCCACGGTTTGATTCCGAAACTCCCCGTAGATAGGCGCATGAGCCAAAACCCATGTCGAGTAATCAACGAACCCCTCCGAATAAAAGTCGTCTTCGCTGGGGAATTGTGCAAGCTGTCCATGCACAAGTTCGTGAGTCAACTTTTCCAACGTCTGGCCTGGGTTGCCTTCTACCGAAGTTGAAAGATGAATTTGCCCGGTCCCCATGTTGAAAGAAGCAGTAGCCCCGCTCATGTGCATTCCGTCAGGTAGCTTCAGAATTGTAGGAAGAGGCCCCCGTCCGTATGGCCCAAGCGCCTCAATGAGGAAGGAGTGCAGGATTGGCATCCACTCCTCGACGAAGAGGTCCCACCCCGAACCGAAGACTAAACTCTTGAAAGTATTAGAACTTTTCGTCTTCATGGAAGCGAAATGTAGGTACTCGGTAGCGGTCTTGGTTAGCACACTAGTATTCTTAGATAAAAGGTTCACCTATCGCAAACTACCCCTGAGCCTGGGTCTGGACGTCCTTTCCAATAGGAGGTCACCATGGTTACCTTTGAGGGTCCGGACTTCTGGAACACGACGACGAGCTTGGTTCTAGGGTTTATCCAGACCATTTTCTCCCCGCCGTTTAGTCCGCGCAGGGTATTCTCTAACCCTTTGGGGTTTAAAGCCTTTAACCGGTCTAAGTGGTCAAGGAACGAACCTAAACCGCGTCGGACGTCGTCTACGGTGATCTTTCGGAGGTCCATTCGATACTGACCGTGACTAGTGATTTCAATCTCTTCGATTGCCCCGACCCCAGGTTCGCGGTTCACGCGGTAGATCTTCGACGCTTCCTGGTTGGATAGATCTTGACCTTTTTGAACGTCCTGTATGAGATCCTGTCGCAGCTGCTCGTTTGGGATTTTATCTTCAATACGATTGACTACTTGACAGGGGCCGCCAGGCTTACCTAACGGCGGACTCAAATCGGCTACTCGTTGAATCATTCTCAGAGACATACCTACTCGGAAGGATGAATAGTTTACAAGACTACCCCCAGAAGCGTCTTGGTGTACACTTACCTATGACCGAAGCTCAATACTCAATGCAGAAAATGGCTACCAAACTCAACTGGCTGCTAGAGGAAGCGGGTAGGCAAGCCAAAGCGGGTAACGCCGATATCGCGGCTCACTTTGAAGTAGTTGCGAGAGAGTCCGCCTTCCTTCTCAAGGACTTGGAAATGTACGTAACTAGGAACCCTAGCGCCACCAAAGAAAATATTCTGGACGTACTTAAGTACGTTAGCGGGGCGTCGAACTGACGAGCACTTCCTCTTCCTTCGTCCCTAGTAGTACGATCCTACTTGAGGGTCGGTATGCGAAGGTCTTCTTTTCCCAGCTGGAGACGCCCCTCCCGTCCTTGAAGACCCTGAAGCGAGTGAGTTTGTGCCCAAGGGTCCCTGGCTCCTGTACCTTGCGGCGTCCTTTCTTCCAGTCATTCCGATACCACGTGACAGACTCGAAGTCCGTGGTTTCCTGTATCTGGAAGAACAAAGTTACGTTAGGCTTCTTGGCGCCCCATATGGATACCTTCAGTACCCCTGGGGTGGAAGTATCCGTGTCAATCCATACTTTGAACGGGTATGGATTTTGAATACGTAGGTCCATTTGCCCCCAGACTACGGTTGCGTCTAATGATGGATGAATGTAGGCACTTACCCTAGAGTGTGGGTGATGTTCAATAATGCTCAGGCCCGCGCTAAGGGCGGCAGCATGGAGGGTGCTAGCAACCTGACAGACACCTCCTCCGAAGTCCTTCTTGAGCCTTCGGTGAATGATAGCTTTGGCTTTCTTGAAGCCCCGCTTCTCGTTCCTGGGTCCCACCGCCTCGTTGAAAGACCATTCGCCACCAGGTTCGATGGCAGACACGTCAAGAAGTGACGCAGCTAACTCGATATTGGCCGCCCTTGGGGCATGGGTTTTTCCGGTGTAGGCGAATTTAGTTTCGTACTCAGTCATCACTACGTCTTGAGCCATTGCGGAGGACGTTATGAGGAAGAGTGCCGCAAAAATCATTGACTTGGTCATGCGGGGATAGTACAACCAGAAGTCTGGGAGCGCAATATCTTTTTGTTGTAAAGTTGAAGTACTATGACTTTTGATCGCAGAACCTCATCTCAAGATAGCCTACTGTCCGCTCAAGTGGAGTGGGCCGCCCGTCTAGCCGACTTCATGGTGAACCGCTTCACCAAATATGGTGGCTGGAGAGACCTAAAGGTCAAAGGTGTTGTTAACAAGACCCTGTCCGGTGTCAGCGTTTACCTAGACGGCATCGGTTGGTCGTGTTCGGTTGACATCAGCATGTCCCCAACTCCTATCGTATCCGCGGAGTTTAACCCGCAAGCTAAAGAGATTGACCAGATGCCTAACCTTGAGGATCTGGACCCTGATATATTCCTGACGCGAGGCGAAACCTTTCAGGATGATATCGAAGCTCGTGACTCGTTGGACAAAACGACCATGAAGCTGTCCTTGTGGTTATCCAAGCAGGTAGCGCCATTCGTGGGTCGCTAACGTTTTCGCACTTTGACCGAGCAAGCTGAACGGGCCCGCCTGATAAGTGGGAGTAGGTGGGGGCGGTACCCACAGAGTGCATTAAGTTATGAGTAAAGAACAGAAAAGACAAATAGAAGAGCTGCTGCGCCCCCTCTCACCGGAGGAGTACGCGGCTGCTCCTGTTCCGACCCGAGATCAAATCCGAAAGGCGCTTCGCAAAGGGGCGGAAGAGCTGCGTGAGATGGCTCGGATCAAACCCAAGGGTCGTTGGTGATTCACAAAGAAGGTCGCCATCTACGATGAGGGTCTTGAGGCCCTTAGTAGAGCCCTAGCGACTGCCCGCAAGAAACGAGTCCCTATCACCGCCGCGCCAGTTGCGATGGTTGATGAAAGGACACTGTGTAACGCATTACAAAAACATAAAACCCCGCAAGTGGAAGGGTTCGAGCAGTTGGAGGATTCTGCTTAAATCAAACCTCATCTCTTTTTCCTCTTGACTTCTTCCACTACAGAAGCTATCTTCTCTCTTTACAGGCCCTTCGGGGCGTACGTTCCTTGATAGTAAGTGTAGGCGTTGTCAATCAAAGACTTGATTGGCGTAAAACTTTGGAAGCATTTGACCTAAGCGAAAACCAAGCGAAAGGTCTAAGGATTTCAACTAGTTTGAAATAGGTACCGGGAGTTCCTCGGGATCCTCAAATAAGCCTGTGGAGAGAAAAGCTCTGGTCAAGCCCGCAAGGGCGGGACGAAACTAGTCTCGACGAAGCAGGAACCAGGTTAAATCCTAGTCAGAAATGATTAGGTACTGGAGAACGGAAGTAGTAGCCTCAGAGAATCACGACTCGGCCTTCGGGCTAACCCAGTGATGGAGACATGTAAATGACAACACAAATTGAGACACTCGGGCCTGCAGAAAGAATCATCCAACTAGCCCTAAACAGTGCTGAGCACACTTTCCACGGCCGTCCTGGAATCGTGATCAAGGACACTTCGTCCATTACGGGCGTCAAGTGGCTGCCTGTAACCCACAAGGTTGAAGGTAACAAGAAGGTTGTTTACCACATCACTAAGGTGGGGAACAAGCAGACCAAGACCAAGCTTGGAGTTCTTAAGGAAAACAATCAGGTCAAGAACGGACGCACGCTCGTCGGTGAGTACCGTAAGCCTGGGATTCACGCTGAAGCAGCGGTCTACCTTTATAACCAGGTGGCTGAGGTCTGGAAGCTCGACAACGAGTTTGCAGCTCGTTGGGCCTCCTACGCATATGGGCAGGAGCATAGAGACCTCAAGGTCGTTCTAGCTGCCTTTATGCTCGTCCAGAGCCGCAAGGGTGACCCGGTTATCGATGACGGTAAGGTTGCTTTTCACGATGAAGACTTCCGTGACGTAGGGGAGGCAATGATGCTCACCCTCAAAAAGGACGTTGATTTGAACCCGAAGCTTTTGCTCCGGATTCATGACCTACTTCGCGTACCGGGCGTGGCGGAAGTGAACCGTAAACTTGGGTTCGGTAAGTCGGCTCGCCACGCTTTTACTGGGCGTTGGAGCAAGGTTGTGGAGAAGTGGCTTCGCTATCGTGAGGAGAACCGTAAACTTCTTGAGGGTCTAATCAAGGCGGGCTTCCGTACTACTGTAATGGACCTGGCTCGTCGTGTTGGATATAAGCCCACGTCAGCCAAGTTCTTCGAAACCTTACGTTGGAAGCAAGGTCAGGCGGAAGATGGGCGCCGTACGATCGCAATCGGACAAGCCGTTGCGGAAGCTGAGTCTTGGGCGGGTCTCAATGAGGCCACCGTTTGTGCTCGTATCGTCGAGACCAAACCAAGCTTCAAACGTATTGTAGGGTTACTCCCTAAGGAAGTAGGTCTCACGCGCGCAGTAGTCGCTGCCTCAATCGAGGCGGGGGCTATGTCGGACAAGGACCTAATCATCTATACCCCTACGCTGGAAGACCTGGGTCTCCTTCAGGTTCCCGACGTAAAGGCCCGCTGGGAGAAGGCCGTCAAGAACGCTGAGGATATGAGGGCGGCCAACATTCTGACTCGGGTAAAGTCCAAGGTGGTAAAGGAAAAGCTTCAGGAGGCTGCGGACAACTCTCTGAAGAAGGCCACTGAAGAAGTAACGAAGAACCTTCGAATTTACCTCATGGTGGATATCTCGGGGTCCATGGAAGCTGCGATCGAGCAGGCTAAGATCTACTTGTCAAGCTTCGTCCAAGGCCTTCCTCTTGACCGCTTGCACGTAGCGGTTTTCAATACCTCGGGACGCGTGGTAGAAATCAAGCATGCTAGTAAGGCGGGCGTAGAGAATGCCTTCCGAGGCATTACGGCGGGTGGGGGAACGGATCACGGGGCTGGCGTTAGAGCCCTTCAAGGCTTCAAGACTAAGCAGGATGAGGATGCTATCTTCATCTTTGTTGGGGACGAAGAGCAGAGTGGGGAGTTTAGTCACGTAGTTCGGGCGTCGGGTCTCAACCCATTGGCTTTCGGATTGCTTAAAATCGTCCCTACCACGGGGTCCGCTGGCTGGCGTGCGGCTCAAAACTACTCGTCCGATTGCGTCCGCAGGACTGCAGCGGCTCTTGGGGTCCCTTGCTTTCAGATTGATACCCAAACCTTCTCAGACGTTTACGCTATCCCGCGCACCATTCGTGCTCTTGTGGCGTCAACGCCCGTGAGTCAAACGGTAGCTCGTACTACAAAACCCCGTCTCTCCTTGGTTGAAACCATTCTTAAAACTGACCTTCTCAAAAAACCCACCTGGTCTATAGCGGCTTAAACAAACCACTTGCTGGGTTCTTACAACTAGCGGAATAATTGTCAGACACTTGCCTTCTTGGGTTAGATCGGGTATTTTACTCTCATGGGCTGGCGAGATCTACTGCAGGCTGAAGACGAGTCTATCGTACTCCCATGGACTGGTGGTAAGCCCCTTCGGTCTAAGGATCGCACTTGGCACTTGGAAGGTAAGTTTCCAGTCGAGCATGGCTGGCAAACCTTCAGCCTTTCTGGCCGAAAGGCCAAGTGGGTACAATCGTCGGACCCTCGTCCTGAGTTATTGACGCTCAAGGTTAGAGGGTACCTGGTCGGGGATCATATTGTTCCTGATGGTGCAAAAGTAGACCCGGACCTCGCCCGTATTCACGCCGTAGCGGAACGGGTGCATTTCATAGAGCCTGGTTTAGACCGTTTCGTGAGGGTCCTAGCTGGGCGTATACACGAAGGGGGCCCCCTTATCTACGAATCCATGGAAATGCCAATCGGTCCGGAGGACGACGTCCTCCAGGCTTACTTGGACAAAAAGGATTCGGTAGACAATGTAAAGGGGGTCCCCCCGGCCCTGGACGCAGCTTTTCGTATGGAAGTGTGGCAGAGAACGGAAGCAGTCAAGAGGCGTGCCGAGAATGAGAGACTCCGTCTTATCGAAGAAGAGCGACGTAGAGCTGAAGAACGTAGGAGAGACTTAGTCGAAAAGTTAGGAGACGCAGCGAGCCGGCGGCAAATGGCTCGGGTTGATTTTGGAGAGGCCGCAAAGGCAGCCTTGGCAGTAGGTGGTGCAGTTTACCTGGATCATCGTGACTCCTATACCCGAGGCGAAAAGGTAGTTCGGTTCCGACTTCTAAACCGTAGGTTTGAGTGTGTTTGTGATTCAAACCTACGTATTACAGACTCGGGCATTTGTCTTACCGCCGAGTATGATCAAGGAGATTTTGAGCAGGGGACGAAAGGCGATACTTTCTTCACCCTTGAAAGCCTCCCCTCGGTTATACTGGAGGCTGACCGTTTGGGGAAACTAGTCGTTTTCAGACATGTAGGTTAGTTATGGACAAATCAGAAGATTTCTATTCCATTATTGAAAAAAGGTCTATGTATAACGGGCAACCGTTTAGTTACTGGCAAAGTCAAGCGGACGAACTCGCAGTAGAGCTTATTGTAAGGTCTGCGGAGAGCACGGATAGCCGATCTTTGATCGGGCACCTAGCTAGAAAACGGTTACTTGAGATCGCCCAAGCAGAAAATCCGACCGTTTACGAGAAAGTCCTTGCGTCTCGTGACGCTTGTATGAGAGGCTTTGTCAAGATACTTGGGGAAGTACTCAAATGAGCGTTGAGACTGGGGTACTTGTAAATCTTAAAGGGAAACCAATTTACTGGCATCTACCTCCGGGCCGTAATGACACGTACCTTCCTGATTCCAGGGATCTTTGGGCAATCATCTGGGAGAATCGTAAAGATGTCCTAGGTTTCGCTCACAGCCACCCCGGGACTAGTAATCCTTCCCCTTCCCCTTCGCTGGAGGATTTGACTACCTTCGCCGCCGTTGAGGCTGGCTTAGGTAAGAGACTTCTCTGGTGGATTTGCACTCAAACCTACCTGTCTACGTTTATGTGGGATGGTCCAGGGGTATATCAGTATACTAGGATTCGTCCTTGGGAAGATGACTACAAATTTCAAGCCAACCCGTCTTGGTTGAAGCAGCTAAGAAGCCTGTCGTACAAAGGGGAATGAACATGGAAACAATCGAAGCGCGTTTGAATGTCACTTTTAATGGTCAGAACGGGGACTTGCCCGACTTGGTCTCGTACGACTCAACGGACAGTGATGTCCGTACGTGGGCTACGGAAGCCGTCCGGAGCGGAGGAATACCGGGTATTTCAGCCTCGGAAACGGCGGACTTCACCGACTTCGTAGTTGACCGCTTTGCGGCGAACGATGTAAGGCCCTTTAACCTCATTAGTCTCCGTCCAAAAACCCCATTCGGGGATTGACATGAAAACTCAGGTCAAACACTGCAAGTACTGGAAATGGTATCGGAACAACCTCACAAAAAGTTGTCTTGACAACCCTTACAGACAGTGTGCTGAATGCCCTGAGTGCTCTAAGTATTCTGACTATGTCTCAGCCAAGATGGCAGGAGAACTGGACTAAAAATGAAGACCGTTACTATCGTGGGCGTAGGTGCCCTTGGTTCCCACGTCGTCCCGCTGTTGCGTAACGACGCGAAGATCCGAGTTGTAGATATGGATAGAGTTGAGACCAAAAATACTCAAAGTCAGTTCCATGCCAAGTCATCGGTAGGTAAACCCAAGGTCCTAGCCTTGCAGCAGGTGATGCAATTCTTGTGGGGGCTTAGGGTTGAAACCATCCCACACAGGTTGGATCGAGGTAACGTCAAAGAGATCATTGGAAAATCTGACCTAGTCCTTGACTGCTTGGACAACGGGGCGTCCCGCCAAGTTATCCAGGATTTCGTACGGACCAACGGTATCCCGTGCCTTCATGGGGCGCTAGCAGCGGACGGAGCCTTTGGGAGGGTAGTTTGGGACGAGTCTTTCAAAATCGATAGTGAGTCAGGTGGAGCGGCTACGTGTGAGGATGGAAAGCATTTGCCTTTCATTTCCGTGGTTTCTTCGTACCTTGCTTACTCGACTCAGCGTTTCCTTAACACAGGACGCAAGACAGGATTCGAAATCAGCACAGCAGGCGTTTTTTGTACTTGACGCCTAACATCTTCCGGTGTATATTGTAGACAGGTGGCCGAGACCACCGCAAGTTTAGGTCAGGTTCATTATCAAGTGCTTACAAGCATTATGTGGGTTCGAGTCCCGCCAACGTCTCCGGACGCTGTAGCCTAATGGTAAGGCAATAGTATATTGGAACTATCAAAGCAAACCAGCACTTGCACTCGAACCTGACCGATTTTTACACGACTGTTGAGAGTCGTTCCCGAAAGGGAAAAACGGTAAACCGTACTCAAAGTTTTCAAGACAGCCACTAAGTAGTGTTTACAAGCGTAGCTCAACAGAAGAGCGTCAGTCCGATAAACTGAATGTTGCGGGTGCGATTCCCGTCGCAAAATAACCAACGCTGCATCTCGGCTGTCTTGTATTTTTTACCTTGCTTAGGTAAGGTTAGGTAACGAAGAAAGAGCAAAATAAGTTATGGGGTTGTATTGGGGCTCGGTGCCTCGCCTGCATATTGGAGCAGGAGCCAAAAGCTCTTCAGTATGGCTACTCGGGCTCGCAAGAGCCCTCCAAGCTATTCTTACACGCCACACGTTCGACTCGTGGCAACCCCGCCTTTTTCCGAGCAGTCACAAAGCAGTGTTTACAAGCAGCAAAGTAGCTCATTGGTCGAGCGACTGTCTAACAAACTGTAGGTGGCGGGTTCGATTCCCGCCTTTGCTTTCAAACTAACCAACGCTGTTACTCGACTGCTCGGTATTTCTTTGCCTAACCTACGGCTAGTCTGTAGGTTAGGCTTCTTTTTGGAAGACAAGCCGGTGAGGCACTGGGCCCGCTTTGAAAGCGGTAGGAACCCCCCTGAGACGGGGTTTGGGGGTCGGGACCTCTGTCTTCCGCCAACTTTTCGGTGTAAGGGCAAGTATGAACAAAATCCTTGCGTTGTTGGCGGAAGCCGCAGGTGAAATGCCTTGCGGTATGGTCGCCATAGGCCCTCAGCCTTACAAACTCTTCATTGACGACGTGCGCGACCCGCCCGATGACTCGTGGACAGTCGTTCGCACCGTGGAGGAAGCTAAGAATCTCATTCAGTCATGGGACTTGCCTACTCACATGAGCTTGGACCATGACTTAGGTGGGGACGAGACTGTAATGCAAGTTCTCCATTGGATGGCAGAAGAGTTCTACGAAAAAGGCCCTCCAGAGTGGGTTATTCACTCGGCAAACCCAGTAGGACGTGCTAATATGGGCTCCTACCTGAAGTCCTGGGTAAAATCCCTCTCTAAGGAACAGAAGACATGAAAAAACTAGGTTTGATTGCGGTTCTAGTGTCAACTTTGATTACGTCAGTTGCCGTGGCAGCAGACCGACGTGTAATCGTTACTAACCAGTCTGACAACACGGTCGTGCATTTATACGGCAGCAATGTAAACACCTCCTCTTGGGAGGAAGATATTCTTGGCAGTAGGATCCTTTCTTCTGGTGAAAGCATTCGGGTCAACTTCGACGACGGCACAGGGCATTGCCTTTTCGACATCAAGGCCGTTTTTGCTGACGGCCGCTCGGTTAAGGCTGAAGCGGTCAACGTATGTACCGAAAGTCAGTTGTTTATCCACTGATACAGGTAACAAGGTGTACACCCTGGGACCCTCTGCCGAAAGGCATGAACTCTCCCGGGGTCTTTTTTATTCGGGCGTTGAACCAAGCCAAAGAGATTCTATGAAGATCTCAACTAGCCTCCCACCGCCTCGCGTCCTGACAGACGAGGATTACGCTCAAGCAAGAGAAGAGGCGCGGGCGCTACATAAGGCGTTAGACAAGGCGACTCGTGGTATGGAGAGCTTTACATCCGATGACCTCAAGGTCATTATTAGACGATTAGTGTAAAATATGCAATACGATTTTTTCTTCAGTGATCCGCATTTCGGGCATTTTAACATAATTAAGTACTGTAACCGCCCTTTTCGGGACGCTGACCACATGACTGAGGAGTTGGTGAGTCGCTACAACGCCTTAGTAGGCGTCTCCGACGCGGTGCTATGGCTCGGAGACTGCTTCTTCTCTTCCGAGTCTGCTACGTCCATCTTGCCCCGATTAAACGGAGACAAGTGGCTCCTTCGTGGGAATCATGATAAGAGAGTGTCCGATGCTAAGTTTTTGAAGGCGGGCTTTGAAGCGGTCTTCTCCCAGCACTTCTCCTCGTTTATCGGGGAAGTGCCGGTACGCTACTCTCACTACCCTTTCGAAGGTTACTCGGAGGATAAGAAATACTCTAATCTTCGGCCTCCCCGTGAAGACGGGGTAGTTATTGTACATGGGCATACACACGAGCCTCATCGCCTAACGCCCAAGGGTACGGTACACGTAGGGGTGGATGCTTGGGATTACGGCCCGGCCTCTTACAGCGAGGTTCTGGACTTGGTTAGGAAAGCCCAGCGAGTGTGAGAAAGAACTGCTCAAGACGGTGACTCGTTTTGACCTGATCGACGAGGACTACGATTTCGCGTGTGTCGTTCAACGGCAGGACACCTTCTGTGGGGTTCGATTCCCTCCACGCGCACCATTTTTCGGTGTACTAGGTCCGTATGGCAAAAGAGAAGATCATCACGTGGTCACAGAAAAGTGGGTTTGAGGACGCTGAATACGACTGGGGGTTCGAGTTAGAAGGCTCCTTCAGTCAGGGTGCCTGGTTGGAGCGTGCTGGTTTTGAGCGCTCCCCATCAAACCAAGATGGGATGGAGGACGATGAGCATGGCTTCAGTGGGGCTACGACGTATCTGGCCACAACAAATACGGAATGGTATGCTCTAGTATCGGTAAACGACGTCAACCGATTCACAGAGATTTTGGTAAAAAGCCCGGCCGACCTGATCGCTCTTCGGGTGACGCTTGCGCCGTTGCATATCAACGGCGCAACGCTGATCATCGGAACCTTGACCGCGGCCCTCAAAAAGGGATTCCGCGCCTTCCACGGCCATGACCTGAACGCTGCCTGCAATGAATGCGACCCGGCGGAAGCCAAATTTCATGCAGAGACCCGGAAAAGGCTGACTGCCAAGAAAAAATCCGTCTCGGGCCGCCCTCTCTGACTCGGTGTGCTAGGTCACATGGGTCTAGAAATGAGCCTCTTCGTAGCCGGTACCTTGGCACGTATCCAGCCAATCCTGGACGTCCTGCGGCGCGGGGAAGATCTTGAGGGGGACACTCTGAGCAAGAAATTCTCGTCCTAGGACGCAGCGGCCGACTACTGGTGAGGTCGATACAAGGCGCTGAGAAGCGGCTCAATGAGCAGAACCCACAACTCACGCTGGACCTCTGAATCTATTCATACCCCCTAGGGAGTATGATCTACGAGTATAAAGCAGAGTTGGTTCGGGTAGTCGATGGTGATACTTTGTACGCTAAGGTATCTTTAGGTTTCCATGTGTCCATGGAAGTTGAGTTTCGACTGTTCGGGCTAAATACCCCTGAGGTCATCGGAACGCAGAAGACGGCTGGGTTGAAAGCTAAGGCGGAGCTGGAACGCCTATTGAAGGTGGGGCTGATCCGAGTTGTATCAGAGAAGTCCGACAAGTACGGTAGGTGGCTCGGGACCTTCTACGTAAAGCAGACAGACGGTTCTGAGGTCAACGTCAATGAGGCGTTGGTGTCGGGCGGATTCGCGCTACCGTACTTCGGGATAGGCCCGAAACCATAAATAGATTTTGCTGGTGTATACTCCAAGTATGACCAGTGACAAACAGGCGTGGAAGATGTACCTTCGAGCTTTACGTCGCAAACGTAAGTTGGATTACAAAGGTCTCCCGTCACCCAAGGTATTCCAAGAGCTTCGTACTTACAACGGAAAACCTTTGGAGCCTAGCTGGCGCTTACTCTGGTTCTAAGATACAAGTCCAGGAAGAACGCCCAGCGGCTAGGTTCTTTGGTGTAACTTGATCGCATGGCGGCCAAGAAGAAAAAGCCACGTGAGCTTAAAATCGACCTAGCTACAACAACGATAAGTCAGGCTCAGCAAGCCATGCTCGTTTCGGTGAAGGCTGGGAATTCTGTGACGTGTCCTTGTTGCAAGCAACTCGTCATGCTGTATGAGCGGCCGATTACGTCGTCTATGGCTAAGGTTCTCATTCTCCTATATAGTTACTTCAAAAACCATGCCGATTGGCTTCATGTACCAGGGTACCTGTCGGAGATGAACAAGATCGGGGCGGCCGTTAGGACTTCGGATTGGTCCAAGCTTCGATACTGGGGTTTAATCGAAGAGAAACCAGGAGCGCTCTCTGACGGCAGCAAGCGAGCTGGGTTCTACAAGATAACGGGTCTCGGGCATCAGTTTGCCCGAGGCGAAGTCAAAGTAGCGAAAACTGCCAAGGTCTACAACGGACGTTTCCTTGGGTTCGGGGACGGTCAGGTCTCGATTCAGGATTGTCTTGGAACCGACTTAGACTACGATCGTCTCATGGCAGGCGAGTTTGGTTCGTTTACTATTTGAGGCGAAGGGGAAGTCATGGAAATACGCACCCTGCTTCTGAACGCCCAGGGGATGCCTCATGCTATCCTGTCGTGGAAGGACGCCATTTGTCTCATGTACGAAAATGAGAAGAAGGTTCGTGTCCTAGAGGAGTACGATGAGACCGTCTCCTCCCCTTCTATCACGATGTATGTGCCCGCGGTTATGATGTTGACACGGAAGATTCCTGCCTTCAAGAGGGGCGTCAACTTCACACGGAAAAATGTGCTTATCCGAGACAACTTCACTTGTCAATATTGCGGGATAAAACCTGACGACCCTAAAGGTTTGACTTATGACCATGTTGCTCCCCGTGTACATGGAGGTAAAACCAACTGGTTGAACATCGTCATATCCTGTATGACATGCAACTCAAAAAAGGGGTCGAAGACGCCTGAGCAAGCTAACATGCGTTTGCTGCGCAAACCCGCAAAACCGCACTCCCTGCCTCTTCATACGGTCTTCTTCAAAGGTACGGATGTGCCCGATGCATGGAAGCCTTACTTGAACCTAGATAGCGCGTAGAAGGTAAGCGCGAGTATCGCTGCTGCCTCCAACTTTACTCTTGCTTCAGGTCACATAGTGGGCTATCCTGGTTCCATGGGGATCGAATACGCTATAATTAACCGAAAGAGCAGGACTTTTTACTGGTTAGGGAAAGGCCCTTGGTTTGACATAGGTCATGACCTTGAGATTTTGTCTGACTTAGAGATTCTTACACAGACGCTGAAAAATATTGTGTTCGAGTTGGACGATAAGGGTAGCTTCTACTACTCGTCTAAAGAATGGCTGGGCCCTCAACTTGACCGAGTTTCTTTAGATTTGACCGAGTTTGCTCAAGGGGCAACAGAGTCGGACCTTCTTTTAGTGAACGATACTGGGGATGGGGTCCTATTCGCCAGGTGTTTAGGTTACAAATGTGTAGGGTCTATATACTCTGACTCTGAAGATCGCAATTATCACCTGGACCCAATAAATATTGGACGGTATACTCGGGACCAAGTATCTAAGACTGACTTAGATTGGTATGAAGGTAGAAGGTAGTCATGTCGTTCAAATATCGTGCGGAACAAATCTCCTCAAATCATTACGTGCTGCCTAAGGTCGGCGCAATGAAAGTCGAGGTACATGCTTACCTCAGCGAGGCCTTGTATGAGGCCTCAGAAGAGTCTATGTGGTCGCAAATCGCCAACGGTGCCTCCTACGAGGGCGTTACTGGTGCATACCTAATGCCGGATTGTCATTCCGGTTATGGTGTGCCAGTAGGTTCAGTTGTGGTTACGGACAATACTATCATACAAGCTGGATCAGGCTATGACATATCGTGCGGGGTTCTAAACCTGAAAGTCCCAGGGCTCACGGCCGAAGACATTCAAAGTAAGGAGTCTCGTGAGCGATGGGTCCGAGAGGTCGAGCTTCGCGTGGCTACAGGGGTGGGTTCTGACCGTCCCGTAAAGATGCCTAAGTTCTCTGCTCGAAAAGCGGACGAGATTCTTCATTACGGAGCTAAAGCCCTAGGAGTTTCGTCCGACTTGTGTGAGCGTCAGTTCATCCATGTTCCCGACGATATGGATATGACAAAGATAGAACGAGCATACAGTAAGGTTGTACCTCAGCTTGGTAGCGTAGGAGGAGGCAATCATTTCATAGAGATGCAGGTAGAAGGGTCTACGGGCGAAGTTTGGGTCATGGTTCATTGCGGCTCCCGTGGGTATGGTTGGCAGGTGGCGAACCACTTCTTCTACGAAGGTGCAAAGGTACGTGGCCTTCCGGCCAATCGCCGAGAGGATTCATGGCTCCATGCTGATGAACCGCTCGGTAAGGAATACTGGAAGTACCATAACTCTGCGGCAAACTTCGCCGTGGCGAACCGACACCTCATCGTGAACGGAATCCAGGAAGCCCTCCAGAACGTCTATAAGGTTCAGGGCGAGGTCTACTACGAGATCAGCCACAACTTAGTACAAGAGGAGACCCTTGTACTTCCCGACGGGACACACAAGAAGGGTTTCGTTCACCGTAAGGGCGCCACTCGGGCTTTCCCCGCGGGCCATCCGGACCTCGTGGGCACGAAGTGGGAGAAAACTGGTCATCCTTGTTGTATACCAGGGAGTATGATGGCAGGAGCGGCTATTCTGTTCCCTGGTCAGGGTGCGTACGCATCCGGATGTTCAGTGAACCATGGTTCTGGTCGTGTACTAGCGCGAGGGGAAGCCAAACGTCGTTTGGGTCCAGACCAGGACAAAATCGATGCGGAGATGCGAGAGGTAAGTCGTACATTCAATGGGGTCGAAGTCGTGGGTATCGTCGGTAACACGGCCAAAACCCCTTTGGACGAATGTGAGCACGTTTACAAAGACTTGGACGCGGTTTTGAGTGTGTTGGAGTCAGAGAGTATCGCTACCGTCGCGCACAGGTTGTGGCCAGTTGCAAATATCAAAGGCGTGGACTAAACCATTATGTTACAGCATGCACTAGACAACAATACCTTATCTTACGTTGTAGGCCTTTTGCAGGCTGATGCTCACCATTGGGCCGGCCCTCTTAATAAGGGTAAAGTTACGCTTGAGATTCGGGCGTCAGATCGTCAAATTTTAGAGAGACTTCAGGGGTTATTCCCTGTGTACTCTAGTATACGTGATCGCACTAGAGACACCAACTTCAAACTGGAGTCTAAAAGTGCTATTTGGACTGTGTATGACTTAGAGGTGAGAAACTCTCTATTGGCTCTCGGGCTCCCTACTGGGGATAAGTCTGAGATTATCGCCCCACCTACCTTTGAGTACTCTGCTCCAGACTACTTCCGAGGCCTATTTGATGGGGACGGGTCTTTAGGTTACACTAAGAAAGGATTTCCTTTCCTATCATTCGTAACTAAGAGTGCTGTCATGGCCAAAGAATACGAAAAGTTTCTTTATGGGGTGATAGGGAAGTTGAAGAGAACTAACCCCAACACGAGAGACCAAGTATATAACATTTGTGTGTGGAAAGAAGATGCTCAGGCGGTAGCCAGCTGTTTCTATGGCGCAGCCGGTATAAGCTTGGACAGGAAGCACCAATCATACTTAGAAGTACTTAAGTGGGTTCGTCCACTAACAATGAGAAAAGTTGAGGGTCGGCGCACATGGGAAGCACATGAAGATGAGTATGTGGTGAAACATGACCTCAAGAGTGCCTCGGTATTTTTAGAGCGGTCATTGGCTTCGGTAAGACTTAGAAGGTGGCGATTACTATCTAAAAATAAGCTAGAGGTAGTCCCGTCAAATATGTAAACTTGGTGTACTCCTCTTATGCCCCTGACAGTTGAAATTGCCTCGCTCCGCGAAGATGAAATTCGGGAAAACGTCAATAGATCTGCCCCTGAAGGCTGGTCATTCAACGTTGAGCAATCAGGGGAGTCGCGTCTTTGGGTGGCTTCGTTTAAGGACTCTAAGGACGTACTTCAGTGGGAAGTCTCGGACATTACTCTGAAGCAAGTACTCTTGCATGCTCTAGGTTGGTTGGAAGTCAGAAAAATCCTCCCCGAGAGTCGCTGGGCCCCCCGAAAAGGGGGTATTACGACGGACAGGGTTCATGATCGAGCTTACAGTATGACCTCCGAGGGGGGCCCGTCAGATTTAGAGCCCGACGAAATCTCTTCGGTGTATGAACGCCGAGGAGTTAAATAAATGGCTGTTTTACATAGCGAAGAAGTTCGTCGCAAGTTGTTGGCGGGAGTCAACAAACTGGCTGACGCAGTAGTAGTTACGTTAGGCCCTAAGGGTCGAAACGTCTGCTTAGAGAAGAGTTACGGGGCCCCTTTGATAACCAAGGATGGGGTTTCGGTAGCCAAGGAAATAGAGCTTCATGACCCATATGAGAATATGGGCGCTCTCATGGTTCGGGAAGCGTCGTCTAAGACCTCCGATGATGCTGGGGATGGTACTACCACAGCTACCGTGCTAGCCCGTGCAATGGTTGTGGAGGGGATGAAGTTGGTAGCCGCTGGCTTCGCTCCTATTGAGATCAAGCGGGGCATGGACAAAGCCCTTGAAGTTCTCAACGACGCAATCACTGTATTTTCGTACCCCGTGGAAAGTCAGTCGGATGTCGAGTCTATTGCGACTCAATCTGCCAACGGAGACCGCCAAGTAGGTAAGATAGTAGCGGAAGCCGTCATGAAGGTGGGTAGGGACGGCATCATCAATATCGAGGAAGGTAAGTCAACCTCGATTATTATCGAGGCGACTGATGGGATGCGTATCGATCGAGGCCTTGCGAGCATGAGTTTCGCTCTAGACGAGGCTAATCGTCAATCAATCCTTGAGAATCCTTACGTATTCGTAACTGATCTGCCGATGGGCAACCTTCGCCCCCTGCTCCCTTTACTTGAGTCGATTGTCGGCACAGGACGCCCAATCCTATGGGTTGCCCCGGACTTCGAGAAGGAGGCCCTGGCAATTTTGTATCAGAATCAACAGAAGGGTATTATAGTCTCCCAGCCAGTAAAGGCCCCCTCTTTCGGGCACCAGCAAGCGGAGATACTCAAGGACATTGCGTCACTTACCGGCGCTACCTTGGTCACAAAAGACCAGGCTATGACTTTCCGCGATGCTACAGTAGGAATGCTTGGTTCGGCTGAGTCCGTGACGATTACTGAAAAGCATACGACTATCGTAGGCGGCGGAGGGGAAGACGAGGATATTGATGCCCGAGTAGCGGTCATTAGGTCTCAAATCTCTTCTTCCGGGTCTGAGTTTGACCGGGAGAAACTTCAAGAACGCCTCGGCAAGCTTCTAGGGGGTATTTGTTCTATCAAGGTAGGCGCTTCCTCGGAACTAGAGCTAAGGGAGCTAAAGGGGCGCCTAGAGGACGCTTTACATGCCACTAGGGCAGCTATCGACGAAGGTCTAGTTCCAGGCGGGGGGGTTTGCTTAGCTCGGGCTTCTCATGCGGCTTTGGGTGAGATCTCTAACATTCCAGAAGAGGAGAAACCCGGATTCAAACTAGCGTTGGAGGCGTGCATGGCCCCCTTCTACGCAATCCTGCGTAATGCTGGAGCCCGGAGTCCGGACAGACTCCTTGACCAGGTTTTGGTCAGCGAAAACCCTTTCATGGGAGTTGACGCAAGAACCTTAGAGGTTGTAGACATGGTTGAAAAGGGTATCTTAGACCCCACTAAGGTGGTCAGGTCAGCTGTCCAGAACGCTATTTCGGTGGCCAGCACGTTGTTGACTACTGAAGCGGGTATTACCAAAAAGTCGGAACCTAAGTCTTAGGGATCGTCTTATCCCCAGCCTTTGGGGATGGACCAACGCCTTTTCAGGATACACGGAACCCGCCCTCAGCGGCTCACTAAGCAAGACCTACCTCAACTAGCCAAGGCTATGGTGGCTTATATGAGGAAAGAGGCTAGTGTAGAGAGAGCGTTCGCACAGAACATTGCTTACGTACGCTTTTCTGGTGTAGGTATCAATGTTCTTGTTAGGTCTGAAGACTGGGTTAAAGTGGTGCCGTACCTAAGAGATGGCACCTTCAATGCCATCATCACTCCCGTAGGTAAAGACTCTGACATGTACTATAGAATCCTACGTACTTTGGATCCGTTATTCCCAGCCGATTTTCCATGAAAAAATACCAACTAGAACGAGTCATCGTGTTTGAGGCAGGCGGAGCCTCAATACCAGATCGCGAAGCACGAGCGCGGTCTGGCGGTGAGGCTGTTTTGATTGCATTGGCCGCCCTGCGCAAGTCATTGGTTGATAAGAAAATTGGAGTAGAAGATGAGTTTTGATCCTACGAGCACTCAACCAGGTCTTTCCGGCACTAAAGCTGAGGGGCCAAAGATTATTCACATGAAGTGCCGTCGAGACGGTTGTAAATCAATGCGGGCGACCGAGCTTGGTTCTCAGAACCAGTCGGAGAACGTTGGCGCGGCTCACAACCGTATGTACCGTTGCGTAGATTGTGGTAATACTTGGGGAGTCAGTACCGGCGGGTATGTCGCCATCTGACTTACCTTTTAATCTTGGCGCCCCTCGGTGTAATATACCTGAGTGTGGCGGCCTACTTGGTATGAGCGGTCAAGGGGTCAGTAGGTTCGTTTGTAAGAAGTGCGGACAGCATTACATGTTGACGATGTACTTCGAGCGGGTTGAAGGTCGGAGTCCTAACCTATTGCCAGGTGGCCATGTTAAGTGATATTGTCGGGCAAGATGAGGCGGTAAAGGTACTCCGGAGAATAGTTTCCGGAGATTTGAAAAACCCCTTGCTCCTGGTGGGTGGTGAAGGTATTGGACGTAAGGCTTCAGTGAAGGCTGCCATACGAGAAATTCTGGTAGCTTCTCGTGGGCTAAATAGCCCCGAAGTAACCCAGTATGACTTAGGTACCCATCCGGACGTATTCCTTGTTGAGCCCGAGGAGGGTAAGGATTTGGGGGTGGAGTCTATTCGGGAGGCGATTTCTGAGTCGTACCAGTATCCGGTAGCGTCACCCCTCAGGTTCTTTCTGGTTGAGGGGGCGGATCATATGACCCCGGCGGCAGCTAACGCAATCCTCAAGACCTTGGAGGAACCAGCGGATTTCGTTCGGTTCTTCCTTTTAGCTGAATCGTACGACCGTGTAATACCGACTATCAGGTCTCGTTGTGGTAGAGTGGATTACCGTAAGCTACCCGAGTCCTTTGTTCATTCTCGTATGTCAAAGTTTGAGCGGGACTCCGATAAGGCTCTTGTGTACGCTCGCCTAAGCGAAGGTTCGATAGGTAAGGCCACTCGGTACTGGAGCACTAACCGTATAGTGATCAGGAATAAGGTTATGGAGATACTTCGTCTGGCTTCCGTGGGGGATTTGCCTTCGGCCTTCGGGGGTATAGACGAGTTGAGTAAGGACTTACAGTTTGTACTTCAGTGTGCGATAGCTATCGTGCACGACTTGTTGCTGGTGTTAACCATACCGGAACGTGTAATTAACCGAGACGTGACGGAAGACATGACTGAGATTCAAAGTAAAGCCCCCGCGCAGAAGTGGTCCTCCTTGTGGGGAAATTTGCGCACGGTTTGGGTTGACAATGAGTCGACTCACGTGAATCTAGCGTTCCAAATCAAGACAGCCCTAGCCACCACTTTTAGCGGCTGAGGCGCGGTATGCCCTTTCGGATCGCTTCCCCAGTCGTGCTGTCTTTTGGGGAGGAAGGCTTCTTCCTCGACAGGGACTTGGACCATCTATCCAAGTATCCCGGGCGGGACATCTCCATACTGGATGGGTCAGAGGTCACTGACGACCAAGTGGTTTCGGCGTGTGAGACGGTATCCGTAGACTTAGACACGGGAACGGTTAGACCTAGGCTCGTTATAGTGGATAATATCCACAAGATCAAGTCAGAGAAGAGGCTGAAGGAGTACTTGGGTAGTAAACAGAAGAAGGACCTCTTCTCTGTGCTCGCTGGTATCTCACGCACCGAGAAGGCTCCCGCTCTATGGGCGAAGTGTGGCCCCGGGGTAGTCACGCTTCGTGAGCATAAGAAACTAAAGACATGGGACGATAACAACGAGGTAGCTAAGTGGGCGAGTAACGAGGCTAAGAGGCTAGGCTTCGGGTTAGACCTAAACTGCGCTACCGCCCTGTTTCGTCTTACGGGAGGGGATCTACACAGGATAACGAATGAGCTTAACAAGCTCAGACTCCTTGTAGGGAACAACGGTACCGCGGACCTACACAAAATCGCAATGGTGGCTTCTCGATCGGCGGGCACAGACCCATGGATTGTAGTGGACGCGGCCTTAATGAAGAACAAAAGGGCCGCTATGGATGGGCTGAACCTCCTGTACCGGTTCGCGGCTGAAGATCCCTCGATCTCACTCTTGTCCTCCCTTATGAAGGGGGTGGAGAAGTTATTCGTTGCCGTGTATATGATAAGTAAGGGGCGGCCAGCGGAGGAGATAGCCTCCAGACTAGCTATGCACCCTTTTAGGTACCAGAAGACGGTGCAGGTGCAAGCAGCCAAGCATAAGGCTGCAGCCCTGATCCAGACTATGCAGAAATTATCTAAATTGGATGTGGAACTAAAGAGGACCAGTCACCGACGAACGCTAGTGGAGTTAGTAGTCCTTGAAGTAGCTACTTAGGGGGAATTTGGAATGTTAGGCGTCAACGTACAATATGCACGTAAGCGGGACGGGGAAACCCTCCAACCATTCGATGCAGCAAAATTGCTGGTCGCCGTAAGGGCGGCTTGGTTAGAGGTGGGTCCGGTAGATGAGAAGAAGGTAGTTACGGTGGTAAACTCCGTTCTTCACTCCCTGCAAGACGAGGTCGTAGACGTCGAGACTATTCAAGATGCGGTTGAGACCGCTCTGATGAAGCACAAGGAGTTCAAAGTCGCCAAGACTTTTATAGTATACAGAAGCCGCCGACAAGACCTTCGCCAGGCCCGTGAAAAGGCTGTCGACCCTAAAGGCCTTTCCGATTATATTCATGCAAGCAAGTACGCCCGTTATATCCCGGATCTGAAGCGTAGAGAGGTATATGAGGAGACTGTTGCACGCGTAGAAGGCATGCACCTGACCAGGTTCCCTGAGATGGGGGATGAGATCAAGTCCGCATTTGACCTAGTGCGAGCGAAGCGCGTCTTACCATCGATGAGGTCAATGCAATTTGGGGGTGACGCAATCTTGCAGAATCACAATAGGATTTACAACTGCACGTACTCCCTAATAGACCGCATGGGGGTGTTCTCCGAAGCTTTGTTCCTCCTTCTCTCTGGTTGCGGCGTGGGGTACTCAGTTCAGTTTGACCATGTAGAGAAGCTCCCTGAGGTCTCTTATATCGATGAGAAAAAAGTCGTCCATCACGTGGTAGAGGACACGATCGAGGGTTGGGCGGATGCCCTCAAAGCCTTAGTCGAGAGTTTTCAGTACGGTACTAATCTTGAGTTCAGCTTCTACAAGATCCGACCCGCAGGGTCTCCACTCAAGACCTCCGGTGGGCGTGCTCCAGGGCATCGAAAACTCAAGGAGTCCTTAGGGAGGATCCGAGGCGTGCTACTGTCTGCTCAGGGGCGTAAACTTCGCCCTATTGAGTGTCATCGGATCATGTGTCATGCCGCTGATGCGGTACTATCAGGGGGTATCCGACGCTCGGCTATGATCAGCCTGTTCTCCCTCGACGATAGTGAGATGATGTTTGCCAAGACTGGCAAGTGGTACGAGACCGACCCTTGGTTTGCTAACGCAAACAACTCTGTAGTGCTCAAGCGGGACGACGTCAAAAAGAAGCAGTTCAAGCGCATCTTCCAGATGACCAGGCAATGGGGGGAGCCTGGGTTTTTCTTCACAGACAATTACGACTATGGTACTAATCCCTGCGCAGAAATAGGTCTCTTCCCTGTGCTTACGGTAACCTCTGAGATGAAGGATGACCTAGCTAAACAAGGTGAGCCAGTCGCGGTAGGTCAGAGGTACACAGGCTGGTCATTTTGTAACTTATGTGAGATCAACGCAGCTAAGTTTACCTCCTACGAGGACTTTGAGTCGGCGGCTCACGCTGCCACTCTTATCGGTACTTTGCAGGCCTCATATACAAATATGCCTTATCTAGGGTGGGTCTCAGAGCAGATAGCTAAGAGGGATGCTTTACTAGGTATCGGTATGACTGGAATGTTAGATGCTCCTGAGGTATCATGTAACCCTGAGTACCAAGTTAAGGTAGCTCTAAAAGTTAAGGAGTGGAACACGGAGTATGCAGCCCGACTAGGGATTCACCCAGCGGCTCGCACAACATGCGTAAAGCCTTCGGGAACAACCTCTTTGGAGTTGGGGTCGGTAGGGTCTGGGCATCACGCGCACCACGCACGTAGGTACATTCGCCGTGTCACAGCAGATGAACTTGAACCAGTATTTCAAGCTTTTCGTGCAAAAAACCCACATGCTTGTGTGAGAAAACCTGACGGTAAGTGGGTGATTGAATTTCCTGTGGTAGCCCCAGTGAATGCTATAGTCAAAGAAGATATCAAGGCTATTCAGTTCTTGGATATGGTCAAGTCAACACAGCAAAATTGGGTACTTACTGGTACCCAAGACAGCAGTAACTCCCCGGGGCTCAATCACAACGTGTCCAATACGGTCACTGTTCAAGCTAATGAGTGGGAGTCAGTGGCAGAATACTTGTGGGTAAACCGAGAGTTATTCACTGGGGTATCTCTTTTAGCAAGCACGGGAGATAAAGATTACGCTTTCGCCCCCAACGAGGCTGTCGTAACGGAGGCTGATGAGCAGAGGTGGAACGCCATCCTTCGTGGCTACCAGCCAGTGGATTATACGTCTTTGTTTGAAGAAGAGGATGGCACTACACTCAGTGGTGAGGTGGCGTGTGCTGGGGGTTTTTGTGAGGTCAAATAACTAGAAGACCTGCCCAGAAGAACATTTCTTGGTTTCTTTTGTGGGTGAGGTACCACAAAAGTGGTAGTGGCTGGGCTCTTTAGAAGATGTGCGTTCTGCGCACACGCCCATAACGCAAAGGCTAGAAGTAGGGATTGGGGCTTGACTAGAGCCTGCCTCCGGTGTCAGTCTGGGGAGCAGGCTTTTCCTTTTTAGGGGTCATTTTCCCATGAACGCTTTGAGTGAGACTTCTACTTACATACTAGAAGGGGTTGTAGAAGAGGACCCGTTGACGGGACTCTGCACTATTCGTACCGAGGACGAGCAAGGTAACCCCTTCAACTTTGATCCTCAAGTCGGGTTGAAGACCCTCAAAGGCAGGGAAGTACGTCTAGTTCTAGTGCCTTTGGCGACTATCGAACAAATACAGAGGTTGGAGCAGGCTGCTAGGGAATCGGAGGGACCATGTTGACTGACGCTGAAAGAAAAAACCGTATCTCAGAGCTGGAAACCCTTATTCAGGGAGCCAAGGACGCCTACTACAACAGACAACCGTCAGTTTCTGACGAGGTCTACGACGCTTGGTCCGACGAGCTTTCGGAACTTGACGCGGTTAATCGTGTCGTAATATCTGTCGGGGCGCCGGTAGTGTCTGAATGGTTGAAGGTGAAGCATGAAGTACCTCTGGGGTCGTTGAACAAGGTCAATGCTCTTGAGGAAATGACTGAGTGGGTCAATACTTATGCCTCGGGTGAGTCGTTATTCGTTACTGAGAAGCTGGATGGTATCAGCGTCCACTTGAAGTACGTGAACGGCAAGCTGGTACAGGCCTCTACGCGAGGGGACGGGACGGTAGGCGAGGATATCACGGTCAATGTCGCCAAGATGCAGGGCGTACCTCAAACGCTACCTCGTAAGACGTCGGCCTCCTTCCGTGGGGAGATAGTCCTTCTAAAGAGTGACCTTCAGAACCACTTCAATGGGGACTACGCTAACACCCGAAATGCAGCGTCTGGTATAGCTAAGCGCTATGATGGGCGGGGGTGTGAACATTTGACGGTCTTCGTCTATCAGGTGACTAAGGGAGTGGATTTCGCCACGGAGGATGAGCAGTTCAAGTACATGGCGGACTTGGGTTTCAAAACGCCTTGGTGGGCCCTTTCTGGCATGTGGTTGGGCATCAAGACGCCCCACGATATCTGGGTGGATTACCAGCAGACCAAGCGTGACGCTTTGGATTACGATATTGACGGGCTAGTAGTTAGAGTCAATGACCTCGCAAAGCAGTTTGCCATGGGTGAAAAAGACCTGCGTCCTATTGGAGCAGTGGCCTTCAAGTTCGCCGCCGTCATAAAGGAGTCCGTGATTCGAGGGGTTACGTGGCAGACGGGAGGCACCGGGCGCATTGCCCCTACTTTACAGTTTGACCCAGTCAACCTTCTGGGTGCCTCGGTCTCAAATGCTTCGATTTACAACTATGGGTACATCAAAAATTTAGGGTTGGATATTGGAGCTAGGGTGCTTGTAGCTCGCGCAAACGACGTAATCCCGAAATTAGTAAAAGTAGTTAAAGGTACTGGTACTGTACTCCCTGCGTTGAATGAGTGCCCTTCGTGTGGGTCATCTACGGAGTGGGACGGCGAGTACCTCGTTTGCCCTAACAGTACGCGCTGTCCTGCTCAAATGTCAGGTCGGTTGGCTCAGTGGGTTAAGTCGTTGGAGATTTTGGAGTGGGGTGACGTTCTTCTGGAGAAACTGGTGTCAGCGGGACTCGCTACTTCAGTGCCTGACTTGTACCAACTGACCGAGGAAAAACTCAGTGGTCTTGACCGTATGGGGTCCAAACTGGCGTCTAAGTTAGTAGCTAATCTACATGAGAAGAAGGTACTACCTCTTGAGGTACTTTTGGGTTCCTTATCTATCCCTAACGTTGCAGTCGCGACTATCAAGGCGGTCATTGACGCTGGGTATGATGACCTAGATAAGATCAAGG